TCCGTGATGCACGTGAAACGGTGGATCATCTGCAAGTTACGCGCGACCATATTCCGCAAGACGTTGACCGACTTTGCATTAAAGTGGGACCGGTATCCCGGCATAGGCTTCCACTTCCAGCACACAACGTCTAACACTACAGCGCCTCCTCATGGTAGGGGAAGGACAACGCCAGAGGCCGCCACCCCTTGCCGCGCTTCGCGATGATAGCCTTCTTGCCTGCGTCTTGAGGCTGCTTGCGCTTGTACCCTGTAGTGGAACTGTCCCCAATATGCTCGTATCGCCGTATCTCGTCTGTCAAGGTCTGTACACGCGTCGTCGCAGCGCACCGTCTGCGCCAATCGCCGTCCGTACCGTAGTGCCCGGAAAGTGCTTCATCGTATCCGCCTACCCGCCAAAACATCTCCCGGGTCATGAACATGGAATTTGGATGGGGGTGTATCAGTTCGCCGGATGCTTCGCGGCGCTTGAAACGGTAGATGATTTCCTCGTTGTGGCAGCACTTGGATAACCGAGTGGCGGTCTCCGAGGGGATCATGTGATCCATATCCGTGAGCACGCACCAACCGTCGTCTGCGTGGTGCATCCCTATATTGCGAGCAGCCAACCAGTTCCATCGCACATCTACATCTACGCGGAACACGCGGACTTGGAACGACAAGCGTTGGTCTTTGATAACCCGGGCCGCGGGGTTCTTAGGCGACCCGTCATCCACCACGTACACACGTATGTGCTCAAGTAGGCTCCTCGGGTAAGACTCCCAAAGGTGTAACTGCCGCTCCAAGAACATTGGGTTCTCGTAGTACGGGTATACGAACTGCACCGTCTTAGGCGTGCCAAGGTAAGGTGCAACGATGACCGGGGCGTCGTCGAAACCGGGGGCGCCCATCAATTCCACTCCTTGTCGAACCATGGCCACTTGGACGCAGCCTCTGCGTTCTTAGGCTTCTTGCACAGTATCACCTTTGCCTCCGACGGCCAAGGGGGCGACACCGCGGCGCTCAACCGCGGAAACCACTCCGCTGGCATCGGGCTCGCTTCCGGTGCGCGCTCTCCGATCCAATCCTGATCGCCCCACAGCCGGTGCGCCACGTGTTGGTTCCATTCTTTGAACAGCTCCGGGTGAACCCCATGGTCCCAAACCATGACGCTACTGTTGAACCGCTTTACGCACACCGTCCCGTCGCGCGGGCGGAACGCGGGCGCCCCATCGGGCGCGAGCGCGAAGCGTGCCGGGTAGTTGACGACGTGCGTCATATCCCCGACCAGCAACACGTCTAGGTCCAAATACAGCAGCCGCCCGTAGAGCGGCAACCCCGGGTCGAACAAGCGGACCTTAGACCACCACCCTTTCAAATGCCCCGGGGCGGAAGCCTCTACGGTTTCCATGTCGGGCGGCAGCTTGTTGCTCTGATCCGTGAGGCATACGAAACGATGATGGGGCAGAGCGCGCCGCGCCATGCTACGCAGCCGCGTCACGTACTCCGCGGTAAATGGGACGTGCCCCCGCACCCATACGCATAAAACGGTCAGTGTCATGTCCTCACCGCAATAGCGTATGACCTATTGGGGCCGGCGTTCAAACGGGTTACGGTGTACCCGTGTATCTTCTTCACGGCTTCTGAAACCCCGGGGATCTGTACGTCGTCGAACAACGCGATGTCGCCGCGGGACTGCAGCCTAAGAAGGCAAAGGATTTCTGCGCTGACTGCGGCCGCGGTATGCTTACCGTCTACAAAGGCGAAGCGCACGCGCTCCCCCGTACCGATTAACCGGTCAAGTAAAGGTAACGATCCTCCGCCATAAAAATGTATGTGCGCGTCGGGGGGCATGAACGGTGCTATGAACTCCGGCACGGTTAGCAGTTCACCGTCTACCTCGGCGACACTGTTACGCTCTACGTGTGATAATGGGTCCACCGCGTCAACGGAAAGTACGTCGTGACGTGCGCCCGCGTCCGCGAGCGCCCACGCCATCACAACCGCGGAGAATCCTTTGGCTGTGCCTATATCCAGGAAACACCCGCCGTGATCTTCGTCTTCCAACAATCCACGGGCCAGCGCGTAGATAACGCGACCGTGTTGCCAACTTGGGGGGTTCACCTTCACCGGGCACGCCAGCACCCGGGCCGCGGCCTCCAGCCGTACGCGCGGGACTGCGTAGCCTGCGTTCTGTTCCAGCGCGGTCACTTCTGAATAGTACCGTGCGCACTCCGCCGCGAACACTTCCATGTATTGTTGTTTGGTTTTCATGTTCTTTCCGGCAGTGGGGTATAGATGTCGTCGCCGTGTATGCGCTTGATGGCTTTGTACTTGCGCGCCTTCAGCCACGCCCGCAGTTCTTGTTTGGTGGAACCGTAGTGACGCCCATTACCGTTGCACTCCACGGCCAGTATGGGGCGGTGTTTACTGATCGTCATCTCTGCGCCCTTCAGCGCGTTCAGCTCGTAGCCCTCAATGTCTAGGTAGATGAGATCGCACGCCTGCAGGTTGAGGTCATCCAACATCACCTGTGGTATATCCCCGCTCCCTGACACGTATGTCAATCCTTCATGAACGTCCCGACCGCTGTCGTCCCGACGCCCGCACGCCGTACTCACTGGCTCCCGGCTACACCCCAGCGCGGCGTTGACTGGGATTATATTGTGTTCAGGAGCGTTGTGCTCAAGGTAAGAGAACAGCACCTTGTCGGGTTCAAACGTATACACCGCCGCGAACACCTCGGCCAGACGTTTTGGGAACAGCCCCAGGTTCCCACCCGCCTGCACCGCCACCTTACGACGGGGAGTGCGAGCGATCACGTAGTCCAGCGACCGTAGGTCACGAATGTTCCACTTCAAACACGCCCTAGACCCAAGCATAGTATCCCACTCCCAGTCAGGGCGGTAGCTGTTAAACACTTTGTCTAACTTTTTGGACACGTCTCAACCTTCGTTGATACCAGCGCCGCACGGGATGGTGATGTACTCCACGTTGGAGTCTAGATCCGCCAAGAATCCAGTAGGGTTGTACAGTGTAGCGCCGTGCCGTATGCGCATGTTCGGTTGCAAGCCGGGTATGTAGCGGATGACAATCTTCACGGAAATCTCCGACTGCAACTGGCTCGCGGCTATCGCCTCGCGTACACTGACCGGCTCTATCGCTGCGGGGACGTTGGTGTGCACGGCGGTCCACGTCACGGTTATTTCTCCCGTCGTGGCGTCTTGAGTGTTCACGGGCGCTTCAATGTCTACCCGGTGACGTAACCGTCCTGCTTTAAGCATTGAGCGCCTCCTCCAGCGTCATCCGGTCGATCCCTGTCAACGCCCCCTTTGGGGTGCAGTTGATCATACGCACTCCGATGTTCTTCAGCGCCACGTTTAACTGACCGAAATTGGTGATCCATGTCGTGTAGCGCTGTGGCGTGTTTAGTTTCCCGGGGTGGTTGCCGAACCAGTGTTTGCTACCGTGATGATCCCGCATATCAAAACCGCACAGCAGAATGCGCGACGCGCCGCGCTGTACTGCGATGTGCACCGCCTGATACCCGCTGTTGCCCCCTGATACAACGTGCGTTGGGCGCGGGTCGTATGGGATAAACGAGGACAGCTCCAAGGACAGCACCTCTGGGAACGGCAACGCTGTTCTGACCGTTACCTTGTCGCCCGGGAACTTGAGCGCCTGCTCTTGGTACTCCATCCACCACTTCACGTCTGCCGCGTATAGCATATCCGCCCACGGAGCGAGCGCAGCCAGCCGTAGCCGCGTCACAACGTGGTATGTCTCGATCGCCTGGTTGTTGACCGCGATAACCCGGCACTTACCCCGCACCGCTTCCGCAACTTCCATAGACATACTTGGCCCAGAAGCGAGAACAGCCACTCGCTCCCCCACCCAGTCCCGCGGCACAGACCACGGTGTAGTCATGACAACGCCGGGTCTCGTAACGGGTACAGTAACGCCACTACGGCTCTCGGTAGGTATCCGTACCCGTGCCCAAACTGCGTTAGCGCAACTTCCTCCGTCGACGGTTCACGGTCCTTGAAGAAATCCCCCACCAACAACAGTGTGGCCTGCTGTACCACGTACGGCGCCGAGGATACTGGTGGCGAATCGCTCATGCCGAGTACTTCGCCAGTGGTATCCAAAAACACGTCCGCAGCGCTTTTCAGATAGGAGATGATTGCCCCGCTCGCGGCGTGTATCTTCAGCGTGATGTCTTCGTCATCGCTGTCATGGGACACACGCAAATGCGCCTTGGCTTGCTCCAGTGTCACGATCATGGTCATCGGTACTTACTCCCGTCCGGGGCCAACACGGTGAGGTCTCGCCCCGGGTCGCCCTTTGGCCCAGGCGCCCCACGGTCACCGTCTTTGCCGTCCTTCCCGTCACGTCCTCGCTTTGTCACCAAGCGCCAATCTCCGCTCTGATCTTCAGGTTTACCGGTCGGAGCGTCCTTGGTCGCCATCCATACAGATCCCCCGTAGGTCACCATATCACCTTGTTCATACGGTTTGTCTGACTTGAAGATATCCTCATACAGAGGAACCGGGAAACGTACGTCTGTGCGAGTTGTGGCGCCCGAGGTCTTGACCGTCTTCATCGCAAACGTGCGCCGGCCCGTCTGCTCAATTTCCACGGCGTGTACGCCTTCCACAACCACAAGCCACCCCGCGCTATCCAGATCCTTGGTCACTGGTTCTGTTTTGCGGTACGCCCGAATCAGTCCACCTTTGTGAACCGCGAACGTGCCCCGGGGATACGACTTGCCAACGTCTATGTCCTGAAGTATGACGATCTCAAGGGCGTCGCGTCCTGCCTCCCCCGGGTCGCCCTTCTCGCCGCGATCCCCCGGGAGGCCGCGATCGCCTACCGCGCCGGGGTCGCCCTTTTCTCCGCGCTCTCCGGGTAGTCCACCATCACCCTTCTCACCGCGCTCCCCCGGGAGACCACGCTCACCCGGGAGGCCAGTGTCGCCCTTCTCACCGCGCTCCCCCGGGAGACCACGCTCACCCGGGAGGCCGGTGTCGCCCTTCTCACCGCGCTCACCCGGGAGGCCGGCGTCGCCCTTCTCACCGCGCTCACCCGGGAGGCCGGCGTCGCCCTTCTCACCGCGCTCACCCGGGAGGCCGGCGTCGCCCTTCTCACCGCGCTCCCCCGGGAGGCCGGCGTCGCCCTTCTCACCGCGCTCACCCGGGAGGCCGGCGTCTCCCTTCTCACCGCGCTCACCCGGGAGGCCGGCGTCGCCCTTCTCACCGCGCTCCCCCGGGAGGCCGGCGTCGCCCTTCTCACCGCGCTCACCCGGGAGGCCGGCGTCTCCCTTCTCACCGCGCTCACCCGGGGGGCCGGCGTCGCCCTTTTCTCCGGGAGGACCGTCTAGGCCATCCTTGCCTGGCGACCCGTCCACTCCATCCTTACCAGGGTCGCCTTTTGCTCCGGGGGAACCATCAGTGCCGGGGGCACCTTTCTCCCCCGGTTCCGGGCGGCGAGCCGCGAGCGCCGCGAGATCGCCACGCAGCTCGCGCACGAAGTCGTGGAGCGTTTGATCAACCTCAGTGATGCGCGCTTCCGCCTTCGCGAACGCGCGCTCCACGAGCGCGGTGACTGACTTGACGATTGCTTCGCCAAGCTCTCTAACATCGGCCATTGATAACCTCCACGACGATGGGGATGGTCTCAAGCACATCCATATCGTCTAACAATTTTCTAAATTCGACAGTCTGCTGCCGAGCCATGTCGTGAGGTATGCGCGGGATGCCGCCCCCACCGCCCAACGTCGGAGACAATACTAAGCCCAAGCCCGCGGCGACTATGATACCCGTCGCGCCACTCGCCCGTCGCCCCATGCCGCGTGCGACAATCATCACTTGCCCACTACAGTCCAAGCGGAGCCATTATCCCAAACCAGATACTTAAGCGCTGAAATTTTCTTGCTCACGCATTGCTCCGATGATTGTTGCAGACTCAGTCATGAGTTCGTGCTCACCGTCCAACCACGCGCTTCAAGGTTGGCCTTCGCCACGAGTCCGCCAGCAGAGGGGGGCGCATTGGTGCCACCGGAAAGATCACACACTCCGTTATCCGGGGCAAAATTGGAAAGATCGACGAGAATGGCTCTTATGTGGCTCTCGTCCAAAACGCCACCCGAAACGTCTAAGTGCGTCAGCGTTGTGCGTGCATTGCTAATCACCAAGTCGATAAGCAGCGCGCAGTCCCTCGCCACTAGCGTTGTGAGCGATGGCAGATTGGACAAATAGCCGATGTCTGAGTATGACGTAACCAGTGTGCCACTGATGTCCAGACTTAGAACAGCCGCTCCCTGTATAGCGATGCTCGTGGCCGGTGTGTTACTTAGATCAATGACCGGAATTAAAGCATCGACAATATACACCCTTGATAACGCGGAGAGTCCGCTCAAGTCAATTGAGGTAAGCGCGTTCAACCTTTCCAACGCGACAGTTCTCAGCGCCGTACAGCCGCTCAGATCGATACTCTCCGTAACGGTGTTCGGATCGCTCCAATCGAATAGGTAAAACGACTCCAGTGCAGTGTCTCCGGAGAAGTCCACCACGACATCAGACACGCCATCGGCGGGTGCACAGTAGAAGCGAGCGTTGAAGTCTGAGGTCTTGCTCATGAGTTCACCTCCACCGTCCAACCACGCGCTTCAAGGTTGGCCTTCGCCGCGAGTCCGCCAGCAGAGGGTGGTGCATTGGTGCCCCCGTTTAACAAACAGTATCCGTTGGACAGTCCTCCAACATCTAACGTGTTGAGCAAAGAATCAACCACGGCTTCTGGGAGTGCCCCGATTCGGCAATACAGGTTAAGAAGGGCAGGGCACCCTGAAATATCAACCGTGGCCAACAAGGGATTGTTATCCACCATCAAAAAGTCAAGCCCGGTCAGCCCCTCAATGTTCACGATCTTCAGCCCCGCGCAGTTGCTCAGATCAATACTTTCCGTGACATTGTTCTGCTCGTTCCACCAGAACACATAGACCACCTCCAGCGCGGGGTCGCCGCTGAGGTCCAGATTCACCGCGCGCACTGCGTCACACGCCAGCACCACCTTCTTGGCGTTCGCTGTTGACGTCTTGCTCATGGGCTAACCTCGACTACCCAACCGCGCGCTTCAAGATTGGCCTTGCTGACGAGACCCGCAGCAGAAGGAGCTGAATTAGAAGCGCCTACTAAATAGCAATTCCCACCGCTCAATCCGGCGGCATCCAGTGTCGAAAGCGCACCGTCAACGGAAGCCTCAGTCAGCACGCTATCCCCAACCCGCAATCTAAGCAGACTCGCGCAGCCCGTGATGTCTACGTCCGTCACCAGATAATTCCCAAGCTCAGCGCTTACGAGCGCCGAACATCCAGACAGGTTCACGGACACAAGCACATTCATCCCCTCAAGCCGCACTAATTCAAGCGACGTGCAGCCGCTGAAGTCGAGGCTCTCCGTAACTGCATTGCCCTCGTTCCACCAGAACACATAGACCACCTCCAGTGCAGTGTCTCCGCTGAGGTCGATGTTCACGTCGAAGAATGCGCCAGACGGAAGATTCACGTGCTTGGAATTCTCCAGCTCTGCCGGCGTTACCGCGGGCACTATCGTCACCGGCTCCAATCGCGTGCGCACTTCCGCTCCGAGTCCGCGGTAGTCCTGTGTCTCGGCGACGTTCTCATACAGATGCGCTGTCAGCAGCGGCGTCGTGTCATCCTCCGCCAGCACCGTCATCGCCCCGGTCGCGGGGTCTGTGATGGTCTTGTTGATCGCGATAGCGCGCATCAGCTCTACCTGCGCCGCACTCACCACGTCCGCGTAGTTGCCGGAACGATAGATCCCAGAGGCGTCCTCCAGATAGGTGTAGGCGGCGGCGACCGCGAGCGGCGGGCTGCTCGCCACGTCATACGCAACGATCAGGTGCGCGCCCGAAGGAGGGGAAGCGAAGGACGCAAGGTACATGCCCTTGACGTTCGCCTGCTCGGTGACGCTCGCGGCGTCCGCGGCGACCACATCGCTGTTGACCGGGAACAGCGAGGCCAGCAGCGTGAGCCCCGGATCTGCGATGAGTTCGACTACGTGCGTCATTGCAGTCGGTTCCGGACTTCCGACCCGCGCCCGCGATACTTCTGCGTCTGTGCGGTGGACTCGTACAGGTTCGCGCTCACCAGCGGAGTCGTACTGTCGTCGGCGTAGATTTCCAGCTTGCCGGTGATCGGGTTGGTGACCGTCTTGTTCTGCGCTATCGCGCGCATCAGCTCTATGCTCTCTGCCAGCACGATGTCTGCGTAGTACCCGGAACGATGCACCGGATCATTCGCGACCTTCAGCGACACATACCACGTCGCCACCGGGACGCCAGAAGCGTAGGCCACGAGTTGATACAGACCGTCGGACACCATGTCAAACGCCGCCGAGTACATCATCTGCCTGTTGGGAGATGAAGCTACGCTCACCGCATCCGCGACCACTGTCTCTATCCCAACGTTGAACAGACGTGCCGTCAGTGTCTGTCCCGCGGTAGTCAAGAACTCTATCAAGCGAATCAGAGCCAGTGTTGGACTCGCGGCTGCGTGCCCATGGAAGCAGTTCGCAGGGACCAGTATCTCACCGACAATGATCGTAGTGTCGTCCGCAGCGTGCGCGTGGTAGGCGTCATCAGGAGCCAGCACTGGGTCCGGTATGATGATTATCTCATCTGCAGAATGTACGTGCGTTGCCGCATCAACCATGAGTGTGTTCTGTTGAGTGAGCGCGACGTTCGCAGCGGTATGAGAGTGCGCTGCGTTCTGCATCGCCAGCTCGTTCGCCTGTGTGAGCGAGACGTTCGCTGCGGTGTGCGCATGCACAGCATCGTTCATAGCCAAAGTCGCGCTCTGGTCCAGATCCACATTCCCCGCGGCGTGGGCGTGCGCTGCGTTCTGCATCGCCAGCTCGTTCGCCTGTGTCAGGGAAGGACTCTGCGCGGCGTTGACGTGCGCGGCATCCGCGACCGCGACCGTGTTTGCCTGCGTCAGCGCCGGGGAGTCCGCGGTATGGGCATGCGAAGCGCCCGCCACCGCCAAGACGTTCGCTTGGGTCAGGTCCGTATTTTCCGCTGTGTGCGAGTGCGAAGCATTGGCGATGGCGAGCGTGTTCTGCTGCGAGAGCGCCGGAGCGCCCGCGGTATGGGCGTGAGTCGCGTCCGCGACCACCAGCGTGTTCTGTTGGGTCAGTGCAACGTTCGCTGCGGCGTGCGCATGGGCGGCGTCCGCGACCACCAGCGTGTTCTGTTGAGTCAGGGTGACGTTCGCTGCGGCGTGCGCATGGGCGGCGTTGTCCGCGAGCAGGCCCACGCCAAGGGTCGTTCCGCCCGCGGCGTGCGCATGGGCAGCGTCCGCGACCACCAGCGTGTTCTGTTGGGTCAGTG